CCTTCACTCTAAAAACTAAAACAAATGGCATATACTGGATGCGCACTAACTACGGGTTTCGACCTTGATTGCCGCGATGCCGTAGGCGGAGTGAAGAGCGTTAGATTTGCGAACCTTGACGATTACCTTGCATTAACTCCTGTTGTATCTGCGGGAGCGGTTACATCAATAACAGGAACGCCTACCTTTTACAAGTACGAGCAGTTGAAGGAAACTTCCTCTTTGACGGAAACCATCAATGGTAACTCTCAAAATGGAACTGTTTACTTTACTCCTGAGGTGGTTGTGGTGCTTTCAAAGTTGGATGTTGACAAGCGAAACGAAATCAAGGTATTGGCTCAGCAGCGTTTGGTAGCTATCGTTGAAACTAACGATGGTTCATATTGGGTCGTTGGATGGCAGAACGGTCTTGAATTGAACGCTGGAACTTCCGCAACGGGAACGGCTTTCGCAGACCTTTCGGGTTACTCTTTGACGTTTAGCGGAATGGAAGCAGAGCAGATGCTTTCAATCGGTTCGGCGGATGTTGCCGCGATTACAAACTAATTCGTATCTTCACACTTTCTCTTTTTCATTGTTCTGTTGGAAAATGCCCTGACTTCGGTCGGGGCTTTTCTTTTGGCACAGTTTCGTCTTTTTGCTATTTAAAGAAAAACAAGCATGGCATCGACCGTAACACCAGCAACCGCAACGGTTCAAATAGTTGAAAGTCTAACACTCGGAGGAGTTGATAGAGGCGGTTCACACACACGTTCAATTTCAAACGTGGCAGAAGCTGACCGCAGAGTAATGACAATAGACTCGGCTAACGAGATTGACATCATCGAACTCAACTCCAGCAACGGGCAAGGGAAATTCGTTCGCTCAGCTATCCGTTACATCCGAATAACCAACTTGGACAACACCAACTTCATTCGGGTAAGGTTCAAGAATAGCGGAGCAGAAACGGCAGACGTTAAGGTTGATGCTGGCGCCACATTCATGCTATCTACTGGCTCAATGGATGCCGACACGGGTGCTGGAGCGTTCAGCGCATTCGTTGATATTGACGTGATAAGCGCACAAGCTGATACAGCAGACTGCGACATCGAATATGTGGTATTTGCGGTTTGATAAACATCGCACGAAATAGCGCAAACGATGTGGCGTTAACCCTTACTGAAAAGGGAACGGCTACCTATTACCTCTTCAAGTTCCAATCGGATAACACGGAGGCGGTGGAGTACTGCATTGCGACGGATTCAAGTCTTTACCCGGACCGCTTCAACAAGTTCACCATAATCGAAACCACAAGCCCTGACAATCTAAATGCGGAGGTTGAATTACCAACCGAGGGACAATGGCGATACTTCGTTTACGCTAACTCTTCAGCTTCAAATTTAGACCCGACAGGATTGACCGAACTCGAAAGCGGTATTGTCAAAGTAACGGGAACAACAACACCAGTTACCACCTACTCAGGAGGCAACTCAAACTATGTAGTCTATGGCTCTTAAAATTCTAAACTTCGGAGCGCATAAAGTACCCACTTTCAAGGAAGCGAGGGGCAAGGACTGGATTCTATTCGGGGACGAAGGCGAGTATAAAAACCGTTACCCTGAGTACCTTCTTAACCTGTATCGCAGAAGTGCCAAGCATCACGCCATTATCAACTCCAAAAAGGACTACGTAGTCGGTCAGGGCTGGGCTGTAGATAAAGATGGTTTGGACACTATGGGGCTTGCGAGGCTTCAGCAATTTATTCAAGAGCCGAACCAATACGAGAGCCTAAATGACATCCTTGAGAAGGTAGCACTTGACTACGAGTTATACAACGGCTTCGCTCTTGAAATCGTTTATAATCAACTGAACGACAAGATAGCAGCTATCTACCATGCTGACTTCGCGCGTTACCGTTCAAACGAGGACGGAACCAAATACTACTATTCAGAGGACTGGAAGAAGCACAACCCAGTCGTTGAGGAAATAGACGCTTTCAACTGGAAGAAGCCAAGCGGTAAACAGCTACTTTATGTAAAAGGCTACTCACCTGACTGCAAGTATTACCCATTACCCACTTACTTGGGGTCAACGGGTTACATTGAATTGGATGTAGAAATAGCCAACTTCCATCTCAACGCTGTTAAGAACAACTTTGTAGGCGGGACAATCGTGTCTTTCTACAATGGCGAACCGACCCTTGAGGAGCAAGAGGAAATCGAACGACAGATAAAGGACAAGTTCACAGGCACGGACAACGCCAACTCTATCGTTCTGAACTTTGCCGACTCAAGAGACAGAGGAGTAGAAATCCAACAGCTTAACGGTAACGACTTCGATAAGCGTTTCGACATTCTCAACAAGACCGTACAAAGGGAAATCTACGCGGGGCATTCGGTTACAGACCCGGCACTCTTTGGTATCAAGGAAGACGGAATCTTCACGAGCCGAAACCAACTTGTAGACTCGTTTGAGTTGTTCCAAAACACCTACGTCAACGGCAGACAGCAGTTCATCGAAAGGGTGTTTAACGACCTCGCTTCGATTCAAGGATTATCGAATAGGTTATACATCCAAGACACCGAACCGATTTCTATTCAGTTCAGCGAGAACACGGTTGTGAGCGTAATGACCCAAGAGGAGATTCGTGAAAAAATCGGGCTTCCTAAACTTGAGCAACCACTACAAGCTGCCAAGACTTCAAAGGACGAGGACGATGTTCTTGTTGAGTATTTCAAGAACTGCGGCTCGACAGACTACGAACCAGTCGGAAACGGCAAGGCATTAAACTTTGAAAGCGAAACCTCCGCAAGGCTTCACGAAGAACTTAATAGAAAGTATTGGTTCGCTGAGATTGACCCGTTGGACACGGCTATTCTCAACATCCTAAAGGAGAACCCAGCTACTCCATTCTTGGCAATAGCCGAGCAGTTGCAACTTTCCATTGAAAGAGTAATGGCTGGACTTCAAGCACTCAACGAAGCGAACGCCATCAAGATAGCCATCGACAACGTACTGGACTCAACGCAACGAGTAGTTGAGGTAACCAAAGAAGGCGAAAGACTACTTGAGCAGGTACCACCAGTAGAGGAAGAATTTGTAATTCGTTACGTTTACTCTAAACGCCCCGAAGCAAGCGGTGCGGCTATCATTCCAACTACCCGACAATTCTGCCGCGAACTCGTAACAGAAACAGAAGCTGGTAAGAGTTGGAAGTTGACTGAGATTCAGAATATCGGGGTCTCAGCTAATAGAAACGTGTGGATGAGAGGCGGTGGCTTTTGGGGCAAATCATACCATTGCCGACACTACTGGGAGCAGAAACTTATGCGAATTAAGAAGTAATGGCGAACGTACTATTCATATCAGAGACGTTTCTCAAAGACAACACTTTGCTCCACGAGAATATCGACTTCAAGTACTTGCGACCTGTCGTTTTGATGTGTCAGGACATCCACATCCAGCACAAAATCGGAACTACATTATACAACGAACTGAAGACGCAGATAACCAACTCCACGTTAACGGCTGCGAATACAACTCTTTTGGAGGATTACATTCAGCCAGCTCTTTTGCATTGGGTTCAAAGCGAAGCACCGACAGCCATCAGCTACAAGTTTCTCAACAAAGGAGTGCATCAACAGAGTTCTGAGAACAGTTCAAACGCTTCATTGGATGAAATCAACTTTATTTCAAAGAGGTATAAGGATAAGGCGGAGTGGTACACCGAGAGGCTCGTTCGATTCCTTTTAGAGAACGAAACAGACTACCCAAGCTACGCCAACCCTGACGATGGTCTTGACACTATTCAGCCTGACACACGAACCTACACGACAGGAATGTATCTCGGACGAAGACCGAAGTTCATTTCATTAGAAGATAAATATGAGTACAAACGCAAGCCGTAGAAACCAAGAGAAGCTAAGGAAGTATGTACACGCTCAACGAAATACTAACCATAATCGAAACTCAGGCGAACGCTCATCTTCAGGTGAAGCAGTACGGTCAGGGGGACGTGTGGGAAATCAACCCGAAGGAACTTGATTATTTAGTTCTGTGGGCGATTGA